GCTTGTGCGCTGCGTATTGCCTGCCGTGGGTCATCGGTGTAGACCTCTGCTGCCACGCGCTCATGTGGCTTGGATATGTGGTGCTGGATGACACGCCAGCCAATATCAGCATCATCGCCACCAGCCGTGGGTATGTCGAATGAACGCAAATCCAAACTGCCATCCCGCAAAAAGTCCAGCAGCTGCGTGTCCTCGGCTACGGTCTGGACTGGCGCACTGGTTGCGCTTGCCCGCCTGTTCCAAGCTGCAACGGCCTCTTTGGCTGTTCCGCGCTCTGGGCCACAAATAAAGCAGTCAGTGCCTCCGCATTGAACACCGAAGCTGTCGCGCTGGTGTTCGGTTGCAGAATTGAAGATGTGGACATTTGCGCAGCCACAAAAAGGGCAGGGCTTGAGGTCTTTGGCTTGGTCGGTCATTACTATCTCCCGAAATCGTTGTAAAGGTCATCAGTCACTTTTTGAGCTTCTGCCATATCAGCCATTCGCGCCGCAAACTCTTTTTTGTAGTCAAACGAATCAACCATAGGCACTGGAATTCCTTTGATGCGCAATGCCGCCATGATGCAGGCTGGGCAGTTGTTTGCAAGCTCTCGCAGAGCTGGCATTGCAGCTTCTACGGCATCACAGAGCGATTGCTCAGATTCCATTGAGGTCAGCAAGCCCGTAGGATCTGGCAGTAGGGCCAGCATTTCAGCCATCGCAGGGGTAGCCTCACCCATCAGGCTGCAGATCCCGCAAACCCGGCCAGGGTTCAAAGTGCAGGCCATTTCATGCTTGTGCATTGCAGCACCAGAGCCGCCAGACTTTTTGCAAAAGCCGCAGTAGTAACGCCAGCGTTGAACCTTTTTCATGCTTTCCCCTTTGAGTGAGTGGCTGCAGGCGCTTCAAGGCCCCATCCGGCATAGTCAAAGCCCTTGAGCCAGTTTGCGTGTGATTCGGCGGTGCCGTCCCACTCGACCACTGTTGTCATTACGGATTCGCGCAAAAGACCAAACGGCGGCTCTACAAGCTCTGGATGCTTTTCGAGGTATTCGGTCATTGCTGCGTTGTTCTTTGCGGCCATGTGATGTGCAGCAGCTTCGCTTGGTGCGGCGTGAAGATCGTCAGGGCCGGGGATGTGGATTGCCCAAAGTTTGCTCATTTTTCACCGCCTTTGGCTTGTATGGCTGCAATGGCTGTACGCCACTCTTCATCAGCGTCTTGCATTGCGTCCATTGTTGGGAAACTGAAAACCATTTCATACTTCCCGCCGCCGCTTCGGAATGTTCTGAATGCAGCTTTCATCAGTGGAAAACCTTGTTCGCGGCTATCCGCATCCTGTGTGACATCTCCCATCCGCTCCGCAACCCAATCCCGCAAAGCCTCTGGTGATATTGCGCACTTTGCGTAGTGCTCTGCAATCTCTTCGTATGCGTGCAGGTTTGCCGCAAGTTGTTCTTTTGCGTGGCGATAACCAACGTCATATCCAGCAGCCCGACCGTCAGCCCGACCCTTTTGGTATTCAGGAGACCGTTCAAGGTCATATTGCTGCAGCGCTGAAAGCTGTGGCGGCTCTGCTTGCGGGCTGGGTGCGGCAGCTTCATGCTCAATAATCCCCGATTCAAGGTCTCGGCTAGCCCACCAGCGCACCGTCCCCCAGTTGGTAATAAATCCACAAGATACGGTGTCGCCAGTGCGCTTTTCTAGCGCGTATCCGTTGACAGCATAGCCCTGCGTCTTCAATCGATCCAGTTTCAACTGAGCAATTCTGTGAAGTTCAACCCGCTCGACTGGCACAGCCTGAGCCGCTTCAAGCTCTGCGATGCGTGACTCAATAAATGGCATGAGTGCTTCGGCAAGTGCGCCAGCACCAAGGCTGTGGTTGCCGTCAACTCGCCGGATTTCTTGGGCCAGGTCATCAATTCCAAGCCATATTTTTGTGTCGCTCATCTTCAATTCCTTTGTGTGGTTACTTCGTCGCGTGGGGCGCTATTCCATAGAAAAATCGCCTCTGCTGGCGTTGGTTTGAATCCACTCTGTGAACCACAGCCGCCAGGCCCATGCCCATACCAAGACGAGTTATCACAGACAACAGCAAAAAACTTTTCGCTATTGCAGTCGTCTTCGCCTTCATGCGAATCAGTAAGCCTGACTGGTGATGTTTTTTTGCAAAAGGGGCAAGCAAAAATTTCAGCGCCGCTCATTTCGCAACTCCCAGCGCTGCGATTGCTGCAAGTGCGTATTCGCGCATCAGTTCGCCTGCCCGTTCAGGAGAAAAGACAAAGTAGTTTTCTTTTGCGTGTTGGATTTCCGCCGGCAACTTGGGCAGCACAGGTGCGCTTTCCTGTTGCTTTGCGAGAGGTTCCCCAGCAACCAGCGCATCAACCATTCCGTCGAAGTTTTCACCCGCCAGGTTACGCCGATTCAACTCTGTGAACTGCTTGGCAGTCAGTTTGCGCAGAGCTTCGTAGCGGTTGGATCCGCGCTGGAGTTCTGCATGGTTCAGGTATTCGCCCTGTTCCGCTATTGCTTGCGCCTGTACCTCATCAATCAACGCGGCGAGACTTCCAAAGTAAAAGTGAGCTAGTTGAGGGCCAGTTGTCCCATATTTTTCGGCCAGCTTTTTGGCTTGCTCTGGTGTGGTCTTTGCGGTCATGCTGCCGCATCCTTTGCGGCCATGGCCGCGAGGGCTTTGCGCAAATTCTTTGTGGTGTAAAAGGTGGTGGCGTCTTCGTCCGGAGAGTTGGCCCATGAAATCTTGATGCGCTCAAATTTCGGCCCATCCATCAGCCACTTGAAAATTTCCGCATCCATCCGCTCGGAGTCAGTCAGCGCTGGTGCTTGCGGCACAAGTGGCGTCCATTTGCAGCCTTGTTCTCCAGTCACCTCTGGGCCGTCAAACTCTAGTCCTTTTGGTGCGAAGGCCAGTTTGTTTTCCGTTTCCCACATCCAAGCCACTGGCTCTGTATCAGCCTTCTGCGCGACTGGCTGGGCAAAAGCCTCGCCTTCAATTGGCTTTGGTGATGCATCGTCATCACCCTCAATCCAGTTCAAAGCCTTTCCCATCAATGCAAAGCGGGCAATACAGCCATCCTCAAGCATGGTGGTGTCGTCGTCTTTGCCGCTGAAAAGCCAGTTATCAGGCTCGCCGCTCACGGTGTCAAATTCTTGGCAGTCACCATCAATTACCAGATGGTCGCCGTTTGCATAAAACCGCAGTGCCTGCAAAACTGGCAAGGGCAGGGTGCCGGCCATCTCAGCGGGTGGCGCAGGCTCTGCTGCCTGGCTGGTTGAAGCAGCTAAAATATTGAGCGCCGACTTTGCATTTACCTCTGCCGCAGCGCTCCAAGTTCCTTTTACACGGCCAAACGCATCCATCCCTTCATGACGGCAAAGGCTGTGCCGGGCGTTATCACCGACGAACATGCGCAACGCATCAGCCAGTATTTCCACAATTTCAGGATGAATCGGCTGGCTGACTGGCGCAGGGGATGCGGCAACCAAGCTGCGAAGTTCTTTCGCCGCCAGCAATGGGTCTTTGCCACCCTCCAGCCAGTCAATGACAAATCCCAGCCCGTTGGCCATGTCGGGCATTGGCTGGGATGCGGCAACCCGGCCAGTTGCGAATTGCCTTAAGGCTTTTTCCATCATTGCGATGCGTTCGCCATTTGGGGGCAGCTCATTTGCCGCCAATGCGTCTTTGACTTCCCAATCAGTTATAGCGGTTAACAGGGTCTTATCGTTGCTCATAGTGTTGTCCTTGTGTGTATTGGGTCAGGTCTTTGATGCCCAGACCGCGCAACAACTCGCACATGCGCAATGGCTGGATTTTTTGGTTGTCGTGGTTTTGGAGCGCATCAAGTACATCGACGAACTCAGCCAGTGCAGCCAATGCGTCATCGAAGACTTCAAGACGCGGTGAGGCTGGTCTTTCTCCAAGCGCGTACCACTTAATAGAGAACTCACCCATGGTTCCGCCATCGCAGTGATACATGCCAATCATCATTGAGGCCTTCACATCACGCTCAATCAATGCGGAACTGGCGTACCACGCGGCTGATGAATGATGAAAACCGCGAACGCAGCCGGTGAAGTCTTTCATGGTGTTCTTCAATCTATAAAAATGGTTAAAAACTGCCAAGTTGGAACACACTGTTCGGCTGCCCTCGCATCGCTGATTCAGCGATGCCAATAAGTTCAACTTCCTTGACCTCTATCCGGTCGGTGCCGAACAGCAGGTCTACGCCTACCTGTGACAGCTTGAAAACAATCGGCAAATGGCCGGGATTCAGTACATCGACATAGCCGCTGGCTTGGTAGCGCGTTATCGTGACTCTGGTTCCGCTAACACTAGCGCCCAGACACCCTGCCAAGGCTTCGTTATTCGTCACGCCCAGCTCGCGTATTACCAGCAGGGTTTGTATTAGTTTGGGATGCTTGGGTTGCATTGGGAAATTCATTCATTCAAGTTCATTTATTGTGATTTATAAAATCATCAAAAGCAAGCTATTTCGATGATTCTTTTAATGCCATACAATCGCGGCATGGAACAAGCAAAGAAATCGAAAGGACGGCCACCGATTGACCAGGCGGACAAGCTCGTCCAGATTTCGATTCACGTAAAAGCCTCGACTGCCAAGCTGATTCAGGAATACGGTAGAGCCTGGGCGCGTGAGGCTCTGGAAAATGCGCCACCTCCACCGGATAAGCGCAAAATCTGATTCATGCTGCAGGCCAGTGGTGGTCAGACTTCTTGCTCTGCCTCAAACTCTGCAATTTCGCCAGCAGAGTAGCCTTTGACTTGATATGCAAACAAGCGCCATTTGGTTTTTGTGTCTGCCGTCATAGAAGACCATTGGGGGGCTTCATCGCTGAAGGTTTTGGAGCCATCCTTCAAGGTAAACGTCCCGCAATTGCGGCCAATGTCTTCATCGGCATATGTCACAGTGATTTCATCGTCAGGGAACCGCTTGGAAAGCTCGGCCAATGCATGCGTGGGGCAAGACCATGCGGTGTCAAAGTTTGCGGTTCCGGCTTCAATGTCATGCTCGGATTGACGGGCATTCCACTTTGACCCCCACTTATCACGTTGCCAGTCCATGTAATGCGGGTAGCCACAGACCCGGTAGTTTTCCATCATCCCAACAAACTACTGAAAAGATTTGTCGTTGAGTTTCTTGATGTCAACTTGCTGGCGATTGGTCATTTCCAGAGAGGCTAGCAAAGGGTGACTATGTATTGGTGTGCCAAGCACTGCCTTTGCGGCGGTTTCGGCATCGCAATAAATACCATTCCAATCCAAGCCATTCGGGCCAGGAAAGGGGGCTATTAGGTTGAAGTCAATCTCGCCTTTGTCATTCACTACGGCTTGAATAACGGATTTAGACGCTGCAATTTTGTTCGTAATCCAATTTGGCATGTTTTTTCCAGTGGTGGGTTAGGCTGCTTGCTTGGCTTGCACCAGGGTGATGTGGTCAACCAGAGCGGCGCAGATGTGCGCAAAGTCGGCTTCGTGGTACAAAACTGCTGCCCCGGCATGTCCAGCGGCATCAAAGCCAAGCGATTTCAGGAAGTTGGCGGTGACGGTAAAGCCCAAGCGTTCCGCAATCTGACCCAGGCGCAGGCTAGGCGCGGCGACTGGTGCCGCAGCAGGGCGCGGCGCGAACATCTGGACAACTGCTGGCGCCGGCGGCATGGGTTTCAGTGCGGCCTTTTCAATGCTCAAGTCAGCAATACCGGACGATGAAATGAAGTCAACAACACCATCCAGTTCTTTCAGCAACTCAGGCGGCATTGAATCTTCGTCGCGGGCCGCTGCCAGCGCCTGTTTGGCATCAGTTGCTGCCTCGCTCAATTCACCCACTGCGCGGTCGATCTGGTTGCTTCGGATGGCGTTTTCTTGAGCCTGCTTTGCAGCAAGGGCAGCGGCTTCGCGCTGTTCACGGGCGATGGTTTCGCGGGCTTCAAGTTCAGCCTTGGCTTGTTCCTCGGCCCGGATGCGCTGGCGTGTGGCTTCTTCGCGGGCCGCTTCGGCTTTCTTGTGTGTGTCAATCCGGCTGGATACCAGCAATTTCAGGTCATCTGGCGCTTTGGCAACAATCTGAGCCTTGTCAGCAAACAGGAACTCATAACCAGCGCCATCGGTCTTGATGCAGTCCAGATTCATGCGGATGGCCCGTGCGGCAGCGTCAGCGGAAATCTTGGCCCCGGCGAGCATGGTGTCCAGCGCGTCCTGCATACTGGCAAAGTTGCGTTTGTTTTTGAGTGCTTCGGCAAACGCTGGAGCGGCAACATTCAAACGGATTGGCTGAATTTCACTTTCAAGCGATGCAATGTGGAATGTGTACTTTTCGCGTGTTGCTGCCACCATTGCGGCCTTCTTGGCCTTGTCTTCGCGCTCCACATCCTTTTCCAGCTGCAGGGCTGTCAGGCGCATGTCTTCACACCATGCGTCAATCATCCGGGCAGCTTCGCCTACGGTCACGGTTTCAGCCAGCATTGCGGCTTTGGCCTGCTTGGCTGATTCGATGTTTTCGCGCAGCTGCTTTGCCGCCAGTTTTGCGTCTGAAAAGTCTTGGTCAGTCACCAGCGCAATTGAGCGGATGGCCTGCAGTTTTTCAGACAGCTTCAGGCCGTAGTCCTGCATGTTGTCTGCTGTGATTTCGCCCTTGGCCCGGATGAACAAAGCGGGCAGGTCGGTCGTGGCGCGTGGCTTGGGCATTTCAACGGCAGCAGGGCAATCCACGTATTCGGCCAGGTCGCGCTCAAACTGAATCCAGCCCTGACGGATACGCTCGGCCAGGTCTTCATCATTGAAATACCAGCAGTGGTGCTCTTCAACCAGTGTGTCGCCATCCCACTTTGAAGCCATGAACAAGACACGCTCCGCACCAGACACCATGATCTGCTGCTGCATCTGGATCCGGTACATCAGTGGCAATTCATTGCCTGCGCGGTTTGCCGTTTTTCCGATGTCTGCCCGGTCGTAGTTACCAAACCAGGCGCGCAGCGCTTCATTCAAGCTTTTATGCTCAAAGGCGATGGTTTCATCCATCGTCAGGCCGTCAAAGCTGGCAGATAGCAGGCCGTTTGAGCCAACTACGGGATAAAGGTCTTCGCCAATGATGGCCTCAGCCAGCGGGCGGGCCAGGGCTTCAAAGCGGTGGCCATCATCAAAGCGGCGCTGGGTCTGTGCGTCAACGTCCGGCGTGATGCCAGTCTTGACGCGGCGCAGCAGTTCGGCGCGGGTCATGTAGGCCGACTCGCCCATCATGGCAGGCGCATCGCTGGCGTTTCGGTGTGCGGCCCGGTATGCGTGCCATTCTGGAATTCCTTGTTGTAGGTCGTGGTGAACTTTCATGCTGTTTCTCCTTCGGTTATGACGGCCCAAGATGCGATTTCGACCTTCTGGTCGTCTGTCAAAATCTCTCTGGTTTGGATGGTTGAAATCAAATCGTTGACGGACTTACCGCCTTCGATAGTCTTTTTCCAGCCGGCCTTTTTCTTTTCAAAAGACTCGGTGGTGCAGGTTTCTGGTGTTTTGGGTTTGGTGGCTGCAGGCGCGGCACCCTCTTCAAATTCAAACCAGTCGGCTGGGGAACTCATTTCGTCGCGCAAGCTGGCATAAACGCGCTTGAGCATCACCACCTGGGCAGGCTGGATGGCTTCAAGCCTGCGCTGAATGCGCTTTTCAATCTGTTCTCGGGTCACGCCAAACTCGGAAAAGGCTTCAACCATCTTGACCATGGCTGCTGGGCTGGTATCGGCTTTTGTGCGCAGGGTTACTTCAGCCTGATTCATGGCTGTATCAATCACATCGCCGGGGATCATGGCCAGGATGCATGCGCGGACGCGGCGCTGGGCTTGGTTTGCAATCAGCTCGTAAATGTCGCGTTCATCTTTGAGCTTGTAACCGCCGCCTTTGGTGTCGCGCCAGTGTTTAACAATGAACTGCAGACGCTTGAAGCAGCGGTTTTCAAGGTCTGCGCAATATGCTTCAACTTCTGAAAATGGGGTGCCGTTGTCGTCAGAGCCTCGGGCCAGTTCGCGCCAGCCTTGTTCCATGTTCCCCCATTGTTGGGCGATGGCCTCGGCTGCGCGGATGCTGGGGCCACAGATATCAGTGCCGCCACGGGAAAATTGGTACTGCGACTTTTCAGCCAAACCGGGACGGGTGAAGGCGTTCAGTATCTTGTCCATGCTGGCGACCACGTTGCGCGGGAACTGTTGGGCCATCATGTATTTGGCTTGCGTCTCAGCAAGTTCGCGGGTCTGCGCTTGGCGCGCCCCACTGGTTTCGGCCAAGGCTGTAGAGCGCTGTCCCATTGGGTTTTCGACAAGGTTATTCATGTGTTTCTCCAGTAATCAAAAAAAGTAGCGATACAGGCCGTAAGCCACAGCCGAAAAGATGCAGACCAAGTAAGCGCGGTACAGTCCTGGCGGCTCATGATTGAAAAGCGCGCCGATGGCAATGAAGGTGCCGACAACGCCAGACAGCCAAAGCCAAAAACTGTCAAAGCTGACTACCGGGGAATCTGGCTCTGCGTGAAAGTCGCGGCTGACATAAGCAGCAGTAGCGCGGTCGTGGGCATCCTGCGGCGGTGTGGCATAGCAGCCAGGGCCGCAGCGGTAGGCCGTATCGCACTCTTGGTGAGATACTGGACAGAACTTGGAGTGCTGGCAGGTCATTTCGCCACCTCATAATCATCAATTTCGTCGCCGTCTTCGCTTGCCCACTCGTACCATCTGCCATCTTCTTCGCAGATCTCCAGTCCGCCAGCGTTGCAGTAGTCGGGTTTGATGCGGTGATCAAGTTGGAACTGGTCATAGTGGGCCAGGACATCAAGCAGCTTCTTGGCCTCTTCGGGCGATGCGACATCGACAAAAAACGCATCGCAGCCCAACTGTGGAAACCAGTAAACCCGGAGGTCGCCGATCTTTGGTTCTTTCATTTCGCAGCTCCAGTCTTGACAGCATCCCGGCAAACAAGGTGCTGGCCGTCCAATAAATAAATCTGGGCATCAGGCCCTCTCATAGCCTTGCAGGCCTCGATTTCAGCCATGATCAGAAAGTGGCTGTGCTGGGCTTCGCCGATGTCATCAGCAACCGCTTGAGCTGCTTCTGTGTCTTCTGAGAACGGCACGACCCAAATTAGGGCAACTAGGGCCAACATCAGAAAAGCCAGCTTGGTGTTTGGGCTGTAGCGGCTCATGACTGTTTACCGTTTGTGTCAATGCCGTTGACCTGGGTGTCAGCTTCCATAAGCCAGACGCGAGACATTCCATCGCCATAGTTTTTAGTCGCCAGCACTTTTGCATTCAGACTGGCGCGGCGGATATAAGCGCGCATTGCACCGGACACGCGCCCCATTTCGCCGGGGTGGCATTTGATGGCCTGGCCAAGTTTCATTTTTTGGAAAAGGGCCGTGTACTTGGTTCCAGCTGGCGCTTTGTGCGGCTGAATCTTGTCATCGCAGATAACAAGTTTTGACGGGTCTGTGTGCTTTGATGGTGTGCTCATGATTACTCGAAATGGGTTGTGCGCGCCTTGGGTAGTCGCTGCTGTCTTGATGGTCTGGGCGATGCTCATGCTGCACTCCAGTTAGCTGCGATAACTTCATCCACAAACTTGTCGCCAGCCTTCATGGCCTCGTTTTGTTTGACCTGTTCCCGTGCCACGCAAAAAGGCAGGCTTGGGTCAATCTGTCCGAGCAGCACATGGGCCAGCTCGCTTTGCAGTTGCCGGATAACTCCGATTGCGTCATTGATGACATCGGTTTTCACGAATCCACCTCTGCGTTTTCAATACCAAACTGGACGGCGATGACTTCGCAAGCCTCTTGCGCCTCAATCACGCCACGCCTTGCAGCCAGCATCAGGGCTTGCATAACTTTGCAGCTGATGGCCGGATAGCTCTCAATAATTGAGGTCATGCTTTCGTGCAGAAACTCCGGACGGCTGCGGTAGGGCCAGTCACAGGCAACAATCTGGGTTTTGGTCTTTCCCAAAACGATGCTGTTGGGGTCGCACTTTGCAATTGCCACGCGCATTTCAGTTGCGCGGGCAATCTCGCTGGCCTGCATCTGTTCGCTGTAGCTGGCCAGCTTGTCTGTGTGACGGTCAGCGTCTAAAACCGGGTTTGCTGTCATGTCAATCTCCATCTCCATGGTTAGTTGTTCTCAAAATCTCAGGTAGGTGTAGGCTGGTCTGGCCAGCTATCGGCTGTCAGCAATCTTGATCAGTGCCTAGGCCGTCGCCGTGACGCCTATATCCGGTTTCCCGGCATGGGTGCTGATTGCGTTTTATGTGTCTATCCACATCGCTACACCTATCTGAAATCTCAAATCGAAGCCTTGACCCGCAAGGCTTTGAACTGATCCCCTGCCGCTGTAACTGCAGGGGAGGAATGCGCGCTACATATGACCTCCTGAACGTCCCGCCAGAGCCGCTGGCGTATCGGTAAACCCCGGCTATGGCCTGGGTTTGGGTTGTTTGTTGCGATGGATGAACTGTATCCCAGCTTTATTTAACTGTCAACTCTTTTTTACATTTAATTGACAAGTATTTTTGATTTGACAAAATCGGAGGGCGGTGGTAAAGTGGCGGCATGACCAAAAAACAAGCAATTAAACTCGCTGGCAGCGGCGCAGAGCTGGGGCGGATTGTTGGCGCATCGCGTCAAGTTGTCCACTCGTGGGCAAAAAACAAAATTCCTGAGCTTTACATGTACCGACTCAAAGAAAAAAAGCCAGAATGGTTTTTGGCGAAGGTGGCAGCATGACCAAACCAAACCCAAAGCTCCGCGATGTAAACGGCGTTCCTCAAGTAAGCATTGCCCCGCGCAATTACGGCGCGCAAGAAAAAGCAGCTTTCTCGCCCCCTGACCGCATCACAAACAGCATGGGCGCGAATGGCTATTGCCCAAAAATGCCGGAATGCACACGGCCTGGTGCTGGCCAGCTTTCACCGAATGGGCGGGCGGCATGAACTGCAAACCCGATGACATAGCCTACATCGTTGCACCAGCGGCCCAAGAGTGCCGAGGCCGATTCGTCAAGGTTTTGAGGCGCGCTGGCATCAATGAAATTCTCGATGGCCAGCACTATCAGCTCAGCAACCCGTCAGTCGTGGCTTGGGTTTGCGAAGGCCAGATTCCCCACTATTTGGGCGGGACTGTCAATTTGTCGGTTATTGGTGACGCTTGTTTGCGCCCAATCCGCGACCAGCCAGGCGACGACATCACCCTTACCTGGGCACCCGTCCCCGGTGTTCTGGTGGACGCCTAACCCCATGAACTGCGCCCGCTGCAATCGCCCCATGACCAAGCCTTACGCAGTGGTCGGCAAATACAGCTTTGGGCCTGTCTGCTTTACCAAGATGTTTGGCAAAAAGGAACAGGTCAAGACTGGCAAGCGGGCTGTGCGGGTAGAGATAAATCAATTGGAATTGGAATTGGAAACCGTATGACCTACGTTCAAAAAGTTGTGATTGGGGATGCGACGCTTCTACTTGGCGATTGCATGGACATCTTGCCTACGCTGGGTCAGGTTGATGCGGTGATTACAGATCCGCCCTATGGGCTGTCAGAAAAACTTCTTGGCGGTAGAACTAGCGATATTTTTAAGGACGCTCTACACGATTGGGATGCTACCGCCCCGGCTGAATTGCTCGACCAAGCGCTGCGACTTTCTGATAAAGCCATTGTTTGGGGTGGCAATTACTTCTCTTTGCCGCCGTCGCGTTGCTGGCTGACATGGATTAAGCGTGATGCCGTGCGAACTATGGCCGGGTGTGAGCTTGCCTGGACAAACTTCGATGCCAATGCAAAGTTTTTCGACTGGACGATTGCGGCTACGAACGCCGAACGGGTTGCACATCCAACACAAAAGCCGCTGGCGCTTATGCGTTGGTGTATTGAGCAGGCCGGTAAACCCGAAACCATCCAAGACATTCTCGACCCGTTTATGGGAAGCGGCACGACTGGAGTCGCAGCCGTCCAAATGGGCCGCAAGTTCACCGGAATAGAACGCGAACCCAAATACTTCGCCATCGCCTGCCAACGCATAGAGCAAGCCCACGCCCAAGGCCAACTATTCGCACCAGTGCAGGCCAAGCCTGAACAGTTGAGTTTGGAGGCCGCATGAAAACCCGACCAATCGGCGACGACCTGCGCGAAGCCGCAAGCCGCGTAAACGAAGCCCAAGCCGCTTTTCTGGCGACTGGTGAGGACTCAGACCGTCAAGAGCTTTTGCAGCGTCTGGCGTACCAGGACAAGCTGATTGACGCAGGTCTGAACTACTTTGCAGCGCAGGGTGAGGCTGATAGCTTGGCTTTGCGGGAGGCGCAATAAATGGCCGGTATGGATTGGTTCCGCTGGCATCACGGGTCTGTGACAGATCCGAAATTTGGCTTGGTGGCGCGCAAGTCTGGCGCTTCATTGCCGGATGTGCTGGCAGTCTGGGCTTACATCCTCGAAGCCGCAAGTCAGTCCGTAGAGCGCGGCGACTTCGGTACTGTGGATTGCGAAGCCCTGGACTGTCTTTTCAATTTTCCGGGAACGGAAAACCGCACATCTGACATTTTGAAGGCGATGGCTGCGCGTGGGCTCATTGCTGGGTCACGCATAGCCAAATGGGAGGAACGCCAACCAAAACGCGAACGAGAAGATAACACTAACGCCAGCCGACAAGCGAACTTTAAAGCCAAGAAAAACCAAGTAACGCCAGATAACGCCAACGACGACCAAAAAACACCTAGAGAAGATAAGAGTAGAGAAGATAAGAAAGAAGATTCCGTTCCTGACGGAACGGGCGCTTCGCCGCCAAATTTGCCAACCGATGACCAAGTTGGAAAAGATTCGGCTGAAAAACACAAAACCCCGGCAGAACTCGAAAAGTCCCGGCTTTGGGCATGGGTCAAAACCCGCATGGTCGAGCAGGGTTCGTCAGCTGATGTGAAGGCCGCTGGGGTGTTGGCTGGAAAGCTGGCGTCGAAGTACGGGGGCGACGTTTTCATTGAAGCCCTGCGCCAGGGCGAGATTGCTGACCCAGGCGATGTGCACACCTACGTGGTCGCTCTTTGCGAACTTGCGGCAGGCAAGCGGGTGCCTTTGACCAAGCCCGGTTCACACACCGGATTCCAAACCAAAAACTACCGTGAAGGCGTTGCCGAAGATGGCTCATTCTCCTGAAAACTTTGCATCGCAAATCGTGTCCCGTTTGGCACCGGGTGCGCCGCTGACCGCCCCGCTGGGTGAGCGCGAAGCCGTGTGCTCGTCCCATGGCCCGTATACCGCCACCGGCACCCGCTACATGGGCAAGCGTGAAATCTGGACTGGTTGCCCGGACTGCAAAGAGGCAGAGCTTGCCGCCGAGCGCCAGGCAGAAGCCAAAAAACAGGCCGAGCAAGCGCAACGGGTGATTGAAGCCATGCTTGAAGAGGCCGCAATCCCAAAGCGCTTTATGGGCCGCACGCTGGACAACTTCAAGGCGTCAAATTCAAAGCAATCCGCAGCCCTCAGCATCGCCAGGGAGTTTGCCAGCAACTTTGAAATCCACCGCAAAAAAGGGACTGGCCTTATTTTCTCTGGCCTGCCAGGCACAGGCAAAAGCCACCTCGCTACCGCCATCCTTCAGGCCATCATGCCCGACCACTGCGGGGTTTACGTGACCTGTATGCAGATGATTCAAGCTGTCCGGGCGACATGGCGCAAAGACTCCGAAAAAACAGAGGTGCAAGTCCTTAAAACGTTTGGCGCTGTGCCTCTTTTGGTGTTGGATGAAGTCGGCGTCCAGTACGGAACCGATGGCGAAAAGAACCTGATTTTTGAGGTGTTGGATCGCCGATACCGCGACATGCTGCCGACCATCATCCTGACCAATGAAAACACTGAGGGATTGAAGGCGCTTGTCGGTGAGCGCAGCTTTGACCGCCTTACCGAGTCCTGCCGCTGGGTGTCGTTCGATTGGGGCAGCTATCGCCAGACAGCCAAGAAGGAGGCGGCATTGTGAGCCATAACCCACCAACCAAACCGCAATTGCTGGCGCTGACGGGCGACATGAAGGACTGGGCGCGCCGCCTGATAAACCGCCACGAGTTGGGCGAAAAAATCCGGCCTTACTCGCTCAACCTGGCCCGCGAAGCCCTGAAAGCAAGGGTGTCGGCATGACCTGCCCTTCAAAACTAGCACGTAGGCAATTTTTGCTTGATCGGTTTTATACCAACTTTGGCCCCTGCTGCGCTGGCTGTGACTGGTGGCAGCATCAAAACAGTTGGATTGGTGAATGCATCAAGTCCGCACCAGTTTCTGGCGAACAACGCGCAGCAATGTTGGGTATCGCGGGCATTTCGTTGCCAATTGGCGCAGGCCACGCCCTGACCGACCGCGCCCACTACTGCGGCGACTTCAAAGACGAGTTCGACTGGTCAACCTTGCCAGTTCAGTATTTAAAAGAGATTGGCAGGCGCGCATGAAAACCATTGAAGGCATCACACTCAACTGGCTGCATGAGCGCGTCAAAGACGAAGACGGTTGCTTGGTCTGGCAAAAGTGCATATCCGGCAACGGAGTCCCACAGGGCTACATCGGCGGCAAGGTGGTCACGGTCAGGCGCTTTTTGTGGAACGAAAGCCATGAAGAGCCTTGCCCGGCAAACATGCAGGTCAGGCCCAAGTGCAATAACCCTTTATGCGTAAAGCCCAGCCACCTCAGGGCGTACCCAAAAAACGAGTTTCACAAAGGCAAGGCCCATGCACTGCCATGGCGCAACGCCTATGCCCAGACCGCCAGGGCAAATTCCCGTTTCAGCGATGAACTGATAAATGAAATTCGGGACAGCCAAGAGCCAGGTCGAGTGCTTGCTGAGCGCCACGGGATGAGTGAAACCTACGTGAGCCGAATCAGGCGCGGCAAGGCCCGCCAGGACTACACCAACCCCTATTTGCAACTGATGGCCAGGGCATGACATGCCAATCATGCCAAGCATCAAAAGAAACAAACGGCTTATGGACAACTTACGACACCCTGCGGTGCATCTATTGCACGGCCAGGCTGATAAAGCAGATTGGAACTTACCGGGTGAGCAAAGACGAAATTCATGCACGGCAGCTTGCAGTTTTGCGGGATGCAGTCGCTACAGGGCAGAGCGCGAAGGAAATCAGGCGGCTGGTGAAGTTGGACGGCGCGCCACTCAAGGAGGCAAGTAAATGACCGACTATTTGAACAAATGCCACTTTGGTGACGTGCGCGATGTGCTGCGTCAAATGATTGCTAATGGCGTGAAGGTGCAAACCATCGTCACCAGCCCGCCATATTGGGGCCTGCGCAGCTACCTGCCCGCTGACCACATAGATAAGGCCCGCGAGATTGGTAGCGAGCCTACCCTGCGCGAGTTCCTTGACACGATGGTGGGCGTGTTTGACCTGTGCCGCCAGGTGCTGTCCGATGACGGCACGATGTGGGTCAATATGGGAGACAGCTACGCGGCAAACCGTGGAATTCAACCCAACCCCACAAACACACGAAACAAAACTGGGCATATTGGTGATCAAAAAGTTCCCGTAGGACTGAAGGCAAAAGACCTTGTGGGCCAGCCATGGCGTTTGGCTTTTGCGCTGCAGGATGCCGGTTGGTACCTTCGCCAAGACATCATCTGGGCCAAGCCAAACCCTATGCCGGAAAGCGTGCGCGACCGCTGCACCAAGGCCCATGAATACATCTTCCTGCTGTCGAAATCAGCGACCTATTACTTTGACCAGGGCGCGATTCTGGAACCTGTCAGCGCCAGCACACATGCCAGGTTGTCGCAGGACGTTCAGGCTCAGATAGGTTCTGCCCGCGCCAATGGTGGCGGCAAAACAAACGACAACATGAAAGCGGTGGGGCGTGGCGTTGGCTGGGGCCACGGTACCGATGCCGAACAGCGTAATCGCGGCAGGGTAAAAAATAACGCCAGCTTTAATGAAGCCATGGCCATCATGCCCACAGAACGCAATCGCCGAAGCGTCTGGACGGTACCGACCGAAAGCTACAAGGGTGCCCACTTCGCCACGTTCCCCCGCGCCCTGATCGAGCCCTGCATTCTTGCTGGCGCGCCTGCTGGCGGCGTAGTGCTGGACATCTTCATGGGCAGCGGCACCACCGCCCAAGTCGCCGAGCAGCTTGGCCGCAAGTGGATCGGCATCGACATTGACATCCGGAACAAGGCCTTGCAGGACGAACGCCTGCGCCAGCCTTCACTTGATCTGGAGGCAGCATGACCCGCAACCCAGCCAAGCCACAAACAAACGCACATTACGCACTTGGCCGATTGAAGGTCGGGGCCATGAACAAGACAGAGCAGGGCTACGGACAGCACCTAGAGCTTTTGAAGCGCGCTGGTGAAGTGCTTTGGTATCGGTTTGAGGGCGTCAAGTTGCGCTTGGCCGACAACACTTTTTACACACCGGATTTTGCGGTGATGGTCAGCACGGGCCAGATGGAGCTGCACGAGGTTAAAGGGTTTTGGCAAGAAGACGCCCGCGTGAAGATCAAGGTCGCCGCTGAGATGTACCCGTTTCGATTCCTGGCTGTGAAGGTCAGATCCAAAAAAGAAGGCGGCGGGTATGCCGTAGAGGAGTTTGCATGACCAAGGCCGAACTAGACCACAAAAACAAGCTGGTGCAGTTGGGATGCATAGCCTGCCTGCGCATACATGGTATGCATGAACCTGGGCCCGTCCAGTTGCATCACATGAGGTCAGGCGGCTGGGGGAAGGGCGACTACACGACGCTTATCCCGCTTTGCTACCCGCACCACATGGGTAAAGAGGGTGTGCATGGCCTGGGTACCCGTGGATTTGCAAAGTTCCACGGCTTTGACCAGCAGGATTTGCTGAACGACACCAGGGCATTGCTTCGCGGCCAGGACGAAGAACTCCAAGCCGTTCAAAAACAGATGGAAACAGCATGAAATACCACGCACCAACAGGCCAATTCACGATTGACCGCGAGGCAATTGGCCAAGCCGCACTGAACCTGCGCTATGCGCTCAAAACAATCCGGAAGATTGCCGGGTTACCGCTTGACCGATATGCAAAACCCAAAGGAGCGTTAACCGACGCCTGTTATGCGCAGATCACCATTCTTGAGGCCGCTGAAACCTTGGGAATTGACCTTGGAGTCACGCGCCATCGGTTCAACGAACTTGATTTGAGGGATGCACCGTGAGCATCCAAAACGCCCACGTCATCAAGTGGTACCGCTGGCGGATCTGGTGCGCCGAGCAGTCTGGCCGACTGTTTGCGCAGACGCTGCTGATTCAGTGGCACAACGAAGAGTTGGCGAGGCAGGTGCCATGAGGATCAACTATCAGTCTCCAAAGATGTTCCGTTATGCCGGGGTGTATCTCACGGTATTCGGAAAGCGTTACCGCATTTTGAAGGTGGGGCCGCAATGACCACCAAATGCATTTTCTGCGGTGGCAAAGCCGACTTGCTGTGTGATTCAAAGCTCGGATGGGAGCGCAAGCGCGATACGCCAGACGGCCCCAACGTAGCAAAGCTACCCAGCTACAGCGTGCCACTTCGCCACCGGATCATCCATACCTGCGATGCACCTCTTTGCAGAGCTTGTGCAACCAGAAGCGGAATCATGCACGTCCGCATGAAGCACACAGCTTTTAGCGATTCCATTGACTACTGCCCGGGCCATGATTTTGGCGAGTTGCGATATGAAATCACAGGATTGCAGGCTGAGGCCACGCGGGCAAAGTGGCGGGCGGCTGCACGGGCCGAGCGCCAACGCAACGAGCCAGGCGCTGCGCAGATTGGTTTGTTCACTGGATTGGTGCCATGACCAAGCCAAGCGCCATCCCAAAGATTCAAAGGCCTATCGGTGTGCGGATTTTGAAAAGCGCCCACAGGCCGGGGTGCAGCTTGCGCTCTCCAGCCTCATACGCCTGCCAAGCGCGAGTACTGGCATGTATCAAGCCTGCCGCCTGTGTCTGGGTCAGGCCAGCAGCAGCCCTGCGCTCTTTTATTGCGTCGGGTGGGGGAGATTTGAATTTTGGTTCAGGCATTCAGAGTCTCAATGTCATAGCCATCGCTGGTTATGGTCACAACTTCAGTGCGTCCGGTAGTGCTGTCCCAGCTTTTGATTTCAAAGCACATGCCATTGCCGTTGTCGAAAGATTCTTCAGCTTCTGTGGCCCAAGCACTCAGCATTGCGGCATTGAAATGGTCTTGGCCCAGTTTATGGGAGAGGCCCAAAGCGTCAGAAATTTGTTTGATTCCGTTAGCGTTGATATGAGCAGTTTGCATGTCGTTTCCCCGGTTAGTTGTGACAGCGATTTTGCTGCCATGACTGTATTATGTCCCACAATGTGCGTCATGGCCAGCGGAAAATCAATTATTTGATAGGTATAAACCCTATGTCTAAGCAAATCACAAGACCAACCCGCCGCCAGCTGTACGGCCTGCTATTCGGCCCAGTGCTGGGTGACATCAGCGAACAGGTGCTGATAACGCAGGACGACGGCAGCACAACCACGCATGAGCCGAAAGTTTGGCATGAATGGTTCAAAGGCCGGATTCTCAAAGGCAAGAGCACCACAAAGCTGCCAGACGACAAATTGCACCTCTACATCCTCGAAGTTCAGGCCTTTGCCGCGACTGAGATGGGGGTGACTTTTACCGAGAAACTGGCCCCAAAAGAGCCGCCAAAGGTCCTAGCTGGTCCACCCACTTCAGCCGTTGATTTCATTGAAGAAAACCATGGAAACATGGCCCAAACATGCAGTTAGGTCCAGCCAATAGGTCCTAGCTTTTTTTACCCCGATACGCAGCGGCCAGCGTGTGATGGCGCATAACTGAAAGTCAAAAGTATTAGGAAAAACTCAAAAAATCCGCATCATGTTCTAGACACACCTAGAAATTAGGAGTAACGGGTGCAGCAATTGGATTTATTCGGCGGGACTCAATGCGAGTTTGCCAAGCGCAAAAGGCAAAGAACGTACAGGCGGCGCATATGCCCCACATCTGTACAGCTTTGCTTTGACCTAAAAATCATCAGCGATGACGACGAGCAAGAAGACCGCCTAGTAACAGATCCAATCATTCACCGAATACTCAGCGCAGTAGAAGCCGAGCCCATTAAGACCAGCGCGCCGCGTTCCATTTTTGACACATCAAACGGTTTTTTACAAATCAAGATGCCACAACAAGGAAAGCGGGCTTTGACCAAAATCGAAATCATCGAAGGTGTCACCCGGTCAACGCGCATCCTTCCGCAAGAAACACTTGAATGGAAAGAGAAAGAAGCTCAGCGCCGCGCGCGCCAGATCGTCCCACGCCCCCCAAGGTCTGCAAAGACACTCGGGCGAAAGCTGAAAGAGTGGGTGAGCTGATGCCTCTCCCTATCCTTGAAACAACACCCGAAGTTATCTGCAAGTACAGCGCAGACCGGCACGGGCAAATGCCGGGGTTCTCCAGAGTATGCGCACCTCGATCTGTACGGCGCGAACGGTCAGGCCCAGCGCGCAAGCGTGAATCCGATGGGTGCTTGGGTTTAAAGGGTAAGACATGAACAACAAATCAAAACTTACCGATAAACAGTGGGCAGAGATAGAAAAACGGCTGCTTGAGGGTGAAGCAGCAAGGGCGCTTGCAAAAGAGTTCGGAGTGAGCGAGGCGGCAATCAGAAAGCGCAAAGGTGCGCAGGTAAAACAGATAAAATATGTTGCAAATCAAATAGTTGCAACTGAGCTGGCTTTTAGAGAGTTGCCGATTGGTACGCAGATTAGTACGCAGCGGTACGCAGCAAAATTGCTTTGCATCAGCGATGACATGCTGGAGGGCTCAGTCCATGCGGCTTCCAACTTCCGAAGGCTCAGCGCCATCGCAAGCACAGAGCTCGGAAAGGTGGATGTGGTTGACCCAAACCAATCGGTGAATGTCCTCAAGGGCATCGCATTCATCACGAACCTTGCCAATGAGGCCGCAAAGACTCCGGTGAACCTGATTGCAGCCAACAAGGAAATCATCAAGGAGTCGAGCAAGCATGAGGGTGAAAACATGCCAAATTCACCAATTACCCGGCAAGAACTAGCCGAATCAATCCGCAGTGTCCGCGACCAGTTTTAAGCCCGCCGACCATCTGGCGGCGATTGGATGGGCACGGGAAGACCTGTACGACTTCAGCCGCTTGATGTTCTTGAGGCGTAAGGGCTTCAAGTGGCAGCGCGCCAGGCAGCATCAAATCATCTGTGATGCCCTGATGCGGGTCTATCGGGGTGAGTGCAAACGCTTAATCATCAACGTCCCGCCCAGGTACAGCAAAACCGAGCTGGCCGTGGTCAACTTCATCGCATGGTGCTTTGGCAGGGTGCCAGACTGTGAATTTATCCACGCCAGCTATTCAGGAACGCTGGCAATCAACAACAGCGCGGCGGTGCGTGGTGTGCTGCAGCATGAGGCCTACGCCGAGATATTCCCCGACACGCAGTTAGCCAGCGATGCCAAGGCGCATTGGAAGACCACGGCAGGCGGGGTGATGTACGCCACGGGCACCGGAGGCACCATAACTGGGTTCGGTGCGGGCAAGCATCGGCCAGGTTTTGGGGGCGCAATCGTAATTGATGACCCGTTAAAGGCTGACGAAGCAAAATCCGAGGTGATGCGCAAGAACGTCATTGACTGGTTCCAGAACACACTGGAAAGCCGCAAGAACAGCCCAGACACGCCAATCATCGTCATCATGCAGCGCCTGCACTCCGATGACTTGTCAGGCTGGCTGCTGGGTGACACACCCGGAAAACCAGGCGGCAACGGTGAATTGTGGGAGCATGTCTGTATCCCTGTCTGGAATGACGACGGAACCCCGCTATGGCCTGAAAAGCACGACGAAGAAACGCTCAGGGCCATGGAAAAGGCTTCACCCTACGTTTTCGCAGGCCAATACAGGCAAAGCCCAGCGCCACCAGACGGCGGGGTTATCAAGCCCGGAATGCTTCAAATTGTCGATGCCATCCCCGCTAACGTGGCCGAATGGTGCAGGGGTTGGGACTTGGGCGCATCGCTGAACGGTGATTACACGGCAGGCGCAAAGATTGGCAGGCTGACCGATGGCCGCTACATCATTGCAAACGTGGTCAGGGATAGGCTGGAATCACACCAGCGTGACGCACTGATAAAAAACACAGCAACGGCAGACCGCATCAAACAGAGCTTGCCACAAGATCCAGGGCAGGCCGGGAAGTCGCAAGTTTTGGCGTTTGCAAAGCTGCTGGCTGGGTTGCCCGTTCACTTCAGCCCGGAAAGTGGCGACAAGGTGACCAGGGCTGACCCGCTGGCCAGTCAAATCAATGTCGGCAACGTCCTGATGCTTCGCGGCGGCTGGAATGAGGAATTCAAGGCCGAATGCGCCCTGTTCCCTAACGGCAAATACGATGACCAGGTTGATGCGGCAGCACGGGCATTCAATAAACTGCTCACACCGCAGGCGGGCATATTCATCTAATTGCGCGCCTCCGTAACATTGTTTGCATTGGGACGCTCGCACCGTTACAATGAAACCTTGAAGCCCTTGAGCTTCTGCTTTCTGCCTTTAATGGCGACACGGTGCGAGCGTGGAAAGTGGAGCCTCAAGGGCTTTTTGCTTTTCGTCGTCAGGGCGCGTACCCGTGCAGCTAATGGGCCTATGTCGTGGCCGCACCCAAGAAAGCGATGGCGATTAACTGACAACCCCGTCGCCAGGGCGTTTCACAGCGACCCTAAAAACCAGCAATGTAGACTGACAAAGCGTTTGGCCCACGTAATCGGGCGCTGGATAGTTTGAATGTGACGTTAAGCGAGCATGAGGCCTGCAAGGGCTGCATGAACTTGGTTCCATAAGACACTGCAAGTCAGTGTCAGGAACCTCGGGGTTGTCCTATGGGTCATCGTCCCTAGCATGAACGGCTATGGCCCAAACAATCACCGTAAATACTACTGATATTGAGATCATCAGAGCGCGTCAGCTTGCCTATGGCGGGTCACTGGATGCAAAGCGGCCCGATTCGTGGCAGGTGTACGGCTACCCAGACGATGTGACGTTTGAGCGGATGCTGACAGCCTACGAGCGGGGCGGTGCAGCACATGGCGCAGTTCACCGGATGCTTGACGGCTGCTGGCAGGACAACCCCCGCATCAAGACCGAAGGCAGCGAAGACGAAACGCCGTGGGAGAAAAACACCCTCAAAGTGCTGAAATCTGTCCGTGGCTTTGCAAAGCTGCGCGACCTTGACCGCAGGAACATGATTGGCCGCTATGCCGGGTTGATTTTGCGCGTTGCTGACAGCTTGGCATTGCGTGAGCCGATGGTCAGGGCTCAGAAGCTGGTGGACATGGTGCCCGTTTATGAAAACCAGCTTAGGGTAACGGCTTGGAACGTTGATGAAACATCAGAGGACTACGGCAAGCCGACCATGTACCAGTACCGCACCCGGCCAGTGCAGAACCAGGGTGACACGCAGGGTAGGCCGGAAACATGGATTGATGTTCACCCCTCACGCATCATCATCATGGCCGAGGGCAGTGTGGGTGATGATATGTTTGATGGTGTGCCGCTGCTCAAAGCTGGTTTTAATGCGCTGGTTGACATCGAAAAGGTGTCGGGCGGCTCTGCTGAATCGTTCCTGAAAAACAGCGCCCGGACAATCACTATCCAGTATGACAAGGACGCATCACCGTCAGCAATTGGCGCAGACGGCGAAAAAGTCAGCATCAAGCAGGCGCATGAATCCCAAGTAAAGGCGCTGAATAGCAACCAGGACGGCGCAATCGTCACGCAGGGCGCAACAGCTGGAGTGCTGCAAACAACCGTCAGCGACCCAGGCCCATCGTTTATGGTGCCTGCCAATATCTTTAGCGCTTCGGTGCAACTGCCGTTCACGATTCTTTTCGGCCAGCAGACCGGGCGACTGGCCAGCGATCAGGACAAGAAAGACGCTGATGCCCGCTACAAATCCCGCCAGACCAATGAAATCACGCCAGTAATCGAGGAAACCATCAGGAGGTTGCAGGGTGTCGGAGTCATCGAGCCAGGCGCGTTTGAAGTCGAATGGCGCGACATCTCTGCACCGTCTGACCTTGACAAGCTGAACAATCTCAAATTGATGACCGGGGCCATGGCTGATGTCTTCAAAAACGGCATTACCGACCTGTTCACGGTCGATGAGTTGCGTAAATCGGTGGACTATGCCCCCGTGGACGAATCGCAGTTGCCCGACATGCCCGCAGAAGGCGACCCGCTGGACAATGCGTAGTCCCATCATCCCCGGCACCCCACAAGACCGCACAGGCTCAGCCGGACTACTACGCAAGGCCATAGCAGACATCCGGCGCAGGTACGCGGGACTACAGGCCGAGGTACTGGCAACATTTGACGCAATCCAGGTTTACAGCCTGAACGATGCCGCCGACCGCGTAGCTTATGGCATGACCCCGGAGCAGATGCAGGCGCTCAGCGATGCACTGGCCGCAACCTTTGACCGCTGGCTTATACCGTCACTCAGCGCCAAAGACCCGGCAAACGTTTTCTGGTGGTCTGGTTATGTCGAAGATGCCGCAACGCTTGGGGCTGCGCAGTCAGTCGCAAACCTGAGCAACTTGTCAGCAGCTTATGGCGCAAGCAGGGCGCTTGAAACGGTCATCTACAGCACACCGTACAAAGTCCGGCTGGCGATGGCTCAGATCAAGAGTTATGACCACTGGGTAGGACTTGCAGCACAGCAAAAGTCAGACCTCAGCGCCATCATTGGCCGTGCAGTGGTTGACGGCAAGAATCCGCGCACAGTCAAGACTGAAATCATGGATCAGCTCAAAGTGAGCAAGTCCAGGGCAGAGGGCTACGCGCAAACCGACATCACCGACACGCTCAGGCAGGCGAAGATGGCCGAGGCTGACGATTCAGCAGAGGCTTTGAACCTGAACATCGTCATGCTGTGGACATCTGCGCTGATACCGACCACCAGGCCAACCCATGCGGCAAGAAACGGCAAGGTTTACACGACGCAGGAGGTCAAGGCGTTTTATGCGAAGGATGGCAATCGATATAGGTGCCACTGCGGGCTAACCCAGGCGCTACTGGATAAGGACGGCAAGTTGCTGCTGTCAGACAAGGCCAAGGCCCGGTTCAAGGCTGAAACTGACGCTTGGGAAAAGGCCCAGGCCGACAAAAAAGCGTCGTAAATACGTATTTACGATTTTCCGGGCCTACTGGGTTTCTTGGTGGCAGGCTTCACCACTGGCGGCGGCGCTGAATCCTTGGGCTTGGGGTTTTCAGCGATGTAACGGCCCATGATTGACAGCGAGTGTGTTTCGAGGTCAAGCAAGCGGGGTGAGATCAGGGCTGGTTTTTTCACACATGCAGTTTACAACCTTGCGCGCCTGCTCAAAACCATCCGAATAGCGTTTCACCGCATTCCACACGCCTTGATGCGTCAATCCGGTGGCGGCGACGGCTTCGGCATTGGTCTTGCCTTCAACCAGCACCAGGCGGGCGGCTTCTTTGGCTGGCCCGCCACGGGAAACGATCATCTTGGCCAGCTCTTGGAATTGGGATTCAGTCACAAGATTTGATAAGCAGCTGTGAAGGATGCTTGGCAGTTAAAACGCTCTGAGTCTGCAGAATTGGCTTTTTTGATATAGACAGCACCAGAGTCAACTTCTCTAACCGAAATTTCACCCATAGTGCAATCAATCCGGCCATTCACGTTGTTCAGCGCGCACATGGCGTCAGAAACAGCTTTTGCTTGGTGTTTGTTCAAAATCATGACGTTTTCCTTTGTTACGTGCAAAACCGCACTCCAAAGCCGCGAGGGCTTCGGGCTGGGGTTTTGGTAAATTTCTTAATTAGCAATTGCGTAAAAAACCATAAACTGGAACAGCAATGCATCAGAGTTTTTGATGATGGCCCATTTTTTTGGGCTATTGCTCCAGCGAACTGCGAAATTTCCACTTTCCAGTTTTTTGTACTCAAGGACTTTTGGTGCTGCCATTTTGAATCTCCGGTTAATACAGCATCTTGCTGCGATGACTCTATTATATACATGTTTTAGCGTGTATGTGTAGCTTTCTGATTTATTTGCTAGGTGCAAACCCTATAGGGTTTGATGCAGTCCGCCACCCCTCCCTAGCATGGCCCTCATCTAATTTGGGGGTCTCATGACAGTAAAACGGGTTCACATTCTTTCGGCGGTCAATGCGGCCAATGTCAGCAAGTCGGGCGGGACGTACACCATCAAGGATGTTTGCGGTGCCATTGACGGAATCGTGATGAATGGCCGCATGTACCCCGGCGACCAGCTCGCGGCAGGTGTCGAAAGTCTCAGCGGCAAGCCAGCGCCAGCAGGACACCCAAAGAACGCGGCAGGCCAGCACATCAGCGCATTGAACGGCGAAGCCCTGGCATCCGCATGGATTGGCAGCTACGCAAAGAACGCTAGGCATGAAGGCGGCAGGACGCTGGCCGACATTCTGGTGAATGAGGCCCAGGCCAAAGCACACCCTGACGGCATGAAGCTGATTGAACGGCTGGATGCTGCCATTGCGGGTACGAACGCCGAGCCCATCCACGTATCTACCGGGCTCAACCTTGTTGAAATCAAGGCCAACGGCGAAAGCATGGGCAAGAAGTATTCAAGCATCGCTACCAACCTTCAATATGACCATCTTGCCATCCTGCTAAACGAGCAGGGCGCAGGCACACCCGCCCAAGGTGTCGGGATGTTCCTCAACTCCGAAGGCCAAGCCGAAGAAGTCGAAACCGTCACGGTTAACACCCTGCCAGAAGACAAGCGCTACGAGGGTTTAACCGGGTGGATCCGCAAGTTGTTGGGCAACTCTGAACTGTCATTCGAGCAAATCAGCGAGGGAATCCGCAAGCTACTTCCCGAATCTACCTATGTTCAAGAGGTGTTCGCCCGGTACGTTGTCTGGGTCAACTACCAGTCAAACATGATGTATCGGCAGGATTATTCAGTCGGTTCAGACGGCTCCGTAGCATTTACCAGTGACCCAATCGAAGTGATTCGAGAAGTCAAATATAAACCCGTTGAAAACTCAGAAACAAAGGACGATTCTGTGAAAACTCACATTCTTGCCGCGCTAAATGCTGCGGGTATTCAGACGGCAGGACTGGATGACACCCAGATTCTGACCGCCTATAACGCGTATATCGCCAAGCCTTATCAGGAGGCCACCCACGCAGCCAATGCAAAGGTTGCCACTTTCGAGGCCAACGCCAACGCAGCCGAAAACGCTGAAATCTTGGCGCTGTCTACCGAGATGGCCGTGAACAGCTCCCTGACCGTTGATGACCTGCAAAAGCTGGGCTTGGCCCGCCTGAAGGAAATCAAGGGCAATGCCAAAGTGGCCGCGCCGATTGTTTTGGGCGCACCAGCAGCCAAGCCAGCCTCTGAATTTGCAGGCTACGACATGAACGCCATCAACAAAGAAGGAGCTAAATAATGGCCTATCGCATTTATCGCGGCCCCAATGACCGCCAGCCAAAAACGGTGTCGAGCAAGACGGTAGCCGGGGCCTATCTGCCCGCCACCTTTGTAACCGAAAGCGCCACGGCTCTGACTGCTGCCACTGCCCCCGGCCCCATGGTTCGACTGCTTGCCAATCGTGACTACTACAGCGAAGGCGCATTCACCGCCACCAACCCATTGCTGGCTGCCTACGCCTCCGGCGATACAGGCGTTGCTTTCGTGTTGGAACCCGGCCAGACGTATCAAATCGCCATGGCTGCAGCTACCTACACCTACGGGCAAGAGGTCACTGTGGCTGCTGCTGGCCGCGCTGCCGCTGCTGCCTCGACCAACATCGTTATCGGTTTCTTCAAGGGCACCCCCGGCGCATTTGCTGCTGGTGCATTGGCGGACATCGAAATCGCCAACTTCTACACCAAAGCATAAGGGAGACCAAGAAAATGCTTACCTTTACCCCTGAGCAACTGCTGGCCGTCAATTCGGTTCGTACCGAGTTTAACGAAGCCGAGACCGCACGCGCATCGCGCACTTTCCTGGCAGGCAACGCAGCCCCCATCCCGCTTGACGCATGGCGTCGTATTGACAGCCGTTCGGCCATGATTCAGCGCGACGTGCTGACCGTGTTCAACCGAATGGCCGCTGCCAATCAAACGCCGGTTGGTGTTGGTGACATCGTTTCTTTCTACGCGCAAGCCAGCGATTCTGGTGAAGTCCATGTATCCATGGATGGCCGCAGCGAAGGCAACGCAGATCAGGCAACGGTCAAATACGTGGGCACCCCCGTTCCTCTGTTTGACAGTTATGCCCGTTACGGCTGGCGTCAAATGGAAGTCATGCGCAAGGGCGGCATGATGATTGATACCGCCACCATCGGCAATCACCAGCGCAAAGTGGCTGAAAAGCTGGAAGATGTCATGCTGAATGGCCTCAGCTCCATCGTTGTCAACGGCAACACCATCTACGGCCTGCGCAACTTCCCAGAGCGCAGCACAGCAACGCACGGCCTGACCCTTGCGACCTCGACCGGCGCTCAGTGGTTGGCTGCATTCAAGACTCTGATTGATACCCTGATTGCAGATAATGCCTTTGGCCGCATCACCGTGTTCTTGAACTACAGCGATTGGCTCTCTGCATCCATCAATGAGTTCGTGGCCGGGTATCCAAAGACCATCCTGCAGCGCCTGCAGGAAATTCAGCAGATCGCTGAAATCGTGCCTGCATCCAAATGCACCGCAAATGAAATCATCGGTGTTGCCAACATTCAGACCGGCGATTGGGGCACCATTCTGCAAGCGATGCCAATGGTCACACGACCAAAAGCCCGTCTGAACCCTGAAGATGACTACACCTTCGGCGTGATGGCGATGGCCGCACCGCAACTGCGCGCAGACTTCGACGGGCGCTCACAAATCGCCCACCTGACCGCCTCTTAAAAATGCGCGTGCAAATCACCCATATGAAAGCGCCATGGCCCCTCGGGGCTGTGGTCGGTGATGTGGTGGATGTTGAAAGCATCCCCGCATGGGCTGTGGGCAAGTGTGTCCAGGTGGCCGACGATGCAGAAGTGACCATTGGCAGCACGGCTGAAAAGGTTTTCGTCGTCAACCCTGACGAAACAAAGCCCAAAAAAGGCAAGTAAATGGCGCACATTGTCAGTCAAGGCGAAGTCAAGCAGTACATGGATTACGCGCTTGGTATCACCTTGCCTGAATTTATCGTGCAGGCTGCCATGGACAAGTTTGAAACCGTAGAAACCACATTGGATGATGCGGGCTATTCGGATGCAGACAAAACGCTCATGGCAGCTATGGCAATCACCATCATTGCCTGCGCTGGTGCCCCTAGACGTATTCAATCGCAGGGCGCACCCTCTGGAGCTTCGCGCAGCTTCAAAAACATTGACAACGCACTGTCAGCACTTCGCCGCTCATTATTGGGCCTCGACACGGCAGGCGTTTTGACTGACCTTATCGGGCCTGACCCGGCAATGGCAACCCTGTTCATGGTCGTGTAACCATGAGCAGCGCAGCAAGTTGGAGCTACACCAGCAAAGCCACACACTGGAAATTGCTAGGTGTTGATGACTGGTCAGGACAAAAGATGTACGGCCCGCCAGTCGTGTTTGACTGCGACTACCAGGCTAAATCCACGAGGATGACCGACAGCAACGGCATCGAGTTCACAAGTCGCCAAATCATCTACACCGAGCGCAGCACCATCACGCAGGGCGACATGGTTTTGATCGGCCAACACACCACAACCCCGACAACGGCCAAAGCCTTTGAAGTCCGGGCCGTGACCCGTTACGCCGACACGTTCCAGCAGCTGGCCGACGATTACGAGGTGGCTACCTAGCATGTCACCATGGCTAAACCCCGCATCGTAAACAATTTGCCACAGTTCATAGGCCGCGTGCAAGTCAACGCCGCCAGGGGCATGACCACGGCTTTGCTGATTGGTGGCGCAGAGACTGCAGCGCTGACTCCGCGTGAAACAAGCACGTTGGTCAACTCGCAATACCACAACGTTGATGCTGAGGCTGGCCGTATTGTCGGCACGTTTGGCTACACCGCTGAATATGCGCTTGCCGTGCACGAGTCCGTAGGCGTTTACTACGGCTGGAACATCCCCAGGCCAAGCGGCAAGGGTGTGTATTGGGGGCCATCCGGCGAACCTGAGTTTATGAAAACCGGCTTTGAAAACGCCCAGCCAATGATTCGGGCCACACTTATCGGAGCTATCAAAGTATGAGCGCATCTGACGCCCTGCGCGACTACATCACGCCCCTTTTACCTGGTTGGCGCGTCCAGTTCGGGCGCTGGACTGATGGCACCAAAACAGACCGTTATGCAGTCCTTCGCCCGGTCGGTGGCGGCATGGCTTCGCTGGTGCGCAGGCCCAAGTTCACATTGCTGCTGATTGGTGCTGAGAATGACGCCGCCTCTGTCCCTAACATGGCTGCAAACGCAATCATAGAGGCCATGCGCAACGACAACGGCAGTCTGGTGGTGATGAGGGCTGATGAGCCAATCTACCGGGCAGCAGATGACGGCAGGCCCATGTTTGAGTTTGGAATTTCAACCATCACGAATTAGAGGTAATTATGAGCTCATATGACGGCAAGACCTGCGCGGTCTCGTTTTCGATTCAGCCAGAAACAACGTCACCCGGCGCTCTGGTCTGGACTTCCCTTGGCATGATGAAAACTAAGTCGTTGAAAAGCACTTGGGACATGGCCGACAGCACGGCAGACAGCACCCTGAATGCTGGTAAAACTGCGATTGCTACCCGATTGGGCACTTCATTTACTGGCGATGGCGTGAGTTACGACGACGCAATCTACAACCAGAAAGTCCTCAAAAATCAGTATTACAACCCTGGTGCAACGACTCAAAACCAGCCGAAAGCGTGGTTCAAACTGGTGTTTGGTTCTGGTGAAACCTTCATCGGCCCTTACCAGATGACCTCGTGGACAGATGACCAGCCAGAAGCCGACGTAGGCACCTGGAGCATCGAAGCCACCATCAATGGCCGTGTTGCCTACACCCCCAACTAAAAGGAGCCTAAAACATGGCCGCTATTGCTTCAATCAACGCTACTGGCGTTCTGGGCTCGTTCGTCGCTACCGAGTCCACTTTGTCAGCCTCTGACACCATTACCATCGCGCCAGGCAAGCTGCAACTGATGGTTTTGCGTAACGCTACAGCCGGTTCTTTGACCTTGAACATCGACGGCGACGGCAACACCGTTTTCCCAGTTCAAGGTCTGGGCAATGTCACCGTGTCGGCTGGTCTGAATATCGTTCTGGCTGCAGGCGCTCAGGTTGCCGTGATTCTGTCGACCATCAGCGCCTACTGTGCGGGCACCGTGACCCTGACGGGCGCGGCATTGGTCAAGATCCAAATCTTCGACATCTGATGCTCGTTGAATGCGGCTTTGTAAAAGTCACCGCGACCGATGGCACTGAATACAGCTTCACGCCATCGCTTAGCCGCATCGCAACGCTTGGTCATCCCAAAGAGATAGTTAGCCTTTACGCGGGCCTGCACGGGCCACGCGCTGCGCAGGATGCCACCTATGTGCTGGCCTGCTTGTGCGACCAGGCAGACCCCTTGCCGCTTGTAGGTTGGTTTGATGATGAGGGCCAGCATGACGGCCTGATGCCAGACGGCGAAAAGGTCATCATGGCCCGTCACCTGATGCTTCATGGCATTGTCGGCAAGGCAAAGCCCAGCAAGGGCAAGGGCGGCAAGTTCTCAGAAGAGTTCGACGCATCCGAGTTCATCGCAGCCGCCTGCGTTCACTTGGGCCTGACCCGCGAAGATGCCGAAAACATCAGCATGACCGAGTTTCACAAGATGTTTGAGATGAAGTTCCCGGAGCTGAAAGAAAAAGAAATCCCGTCGCGTGATGCTTACAAGGCGTTCATGGCCAAGATCGACGCAATGCAGAAGAAGGATTGAATATGGTTGCCGGAACACGCGTAGGGGGGCTGTATTACGATGTCACGCTTGACACGCAGGGGATGATTGATGGAACCCGCGTTGTTGACCGTGAACTGGACAAGATAAAGCCCAAATTCAACGCCTTGGCTATTGCCGTGGCTGTTCTCGCTGCATCGCTTGCCGCATTGAAGATGGCAAAAGCAGCCGATGACATGAGGCTCATGGGGGCGCGTGTTGAAGTCGCAGCCGGAAGCATTGAATCTGCCTCACTCGCTATGTCGCGGCTTGAGGCCATCAGCCGTACCACACAAACAGCCGTCGCCGGGAATGTGGAGGTTTTCACCCGCCTGAACCAGTCCATGATTCAGATGGGCGGGACGCAAAACGACACCTTGAACATGGTGGAATTGCTGGCAAAAGCCATCAAGGTATCGGGCGCATCAGCAGTGGAAGCAAAAGCCGCCATGCTGCAGTTCGGCCAGGCGATGGGGTCGGGCAAGCTCCAGGGAGATGAACTGCGTTCGATGATGGAAACCGCGCCTTACCTGATGCGCAAAATGGCTGAGGGTATTGGCGTTCCAGTCGGCGCACTCAAAAAGCTGGGTGAAGAAGGCAAGCTGACGGCTGATGTAGTCGCCAACGCCCTGACTAAAGCCGCCGCCCAGATTGATGAGGACTTCAAGAAGTTCCCTCAAACCATTGAGTCATCCATGGACGGCGCTCTGGATGCCGCATCACGGGCCAATGCAAAGTTTGACGAACTATCAGGCACCAGCGTTGCCCTGACTGGCGTAACCAAAGGGCTTGGTGAAACGCTCGACAAGCTGGCGGAGCAGTTCGGAGCCGCCAACACCGAAGCCGGGACGCTTGGCCGCAACGACAAAATCAAAACATGGGCAGATGGAACCCGTCTTGCGCTTTCATACCTAGCCGACGGCGCGGATATTCTTTGGCAAACCATCAGCGTTCTGGGGCGGAATGTTGCCTATGTGTTCACAGGCATCGGGAATGAAATAGGGGCGATTGGTGCCCAGGCTATGGCTGTTGCTCGGGGTGATTTTGCAGGGGCTGCAGCAATTGGTGATGCTGTCCGGGCTGACGCAGAAAGAAGGCGCAAGGAACTGGACGCAGCAGACAGTGCCTCACTGTCAAAGTCCCGATTGGCTGGTCAGCAGATGCGTGATGCTTGGGAGGCTGGCGCTGGTGGTGGTCGTGGTTCTGTAAACCCATCATCTGCGGCCAGCACATTGAAAAGCGGCAAGACTGATGACGGCGCAGCAAAAAAGGCTGCATCAAAAGCAATGAGCGCTCAGGTTTACCTTGACGGCTTGGTTATCGCCAATAAATCCGGGCTGGACAGAATCGACGCTGAAGAAAAAAAGGCGCTCGACGAAAACAAAAAAAGGATGATCGAAGACGCCGCCAACGCTTCAATCTACGAAAAAGCCAAGTTTGAAATCAAGGCCAAGTACGCAAACGAACGGCTGATGCTGGAGAAAAAGACGGCAGAAGACCTGGCGGCGGTTGAAGACCGGAACGAAGCGGCCAGGGCTGAGGCTCGAATCCTGCTGACTGAAAACGCAGAGATGCGGATTTTGTTCATAAGGGATGAGGCCATGCGCCAGGCTGAAGCCGCCTACAAACGCGGCCGGGCCACCTTTGAGGAAGCAGAGACAGCCAAGACGCAGGCCATTCAAAGAGCGATTGACGACGAAAAGGCGCTCAGGCTCAGCCGTCAGGATTACGCAATCGGGACGCTCGGAATAACTGCGGACAACGGCGACCCAGCAGCAAAGGAAAAGCTGCTAATTGCCCAGGCTGCACGCGAACAGGCCGCAAACCTTTTGCTGCAAGAAACTGACCTAGCCAATGCGCAGATTTACGCTGATCGCAAAGTTGCGATTGAGCAAAAGCTGCAAGACGACATCAAAGCCGTCCGGGAATCTGCAAATCAAGCCGCAATGACCAGCCAGGCGGAAATATTCGGCTCATTGCTCAGCATCACCAAGAACGCAGCCGGGGAGCAATCCGGCCTCTACAAAGTGATGTTTGCGGCGCAAAAGGCTTTCAGCATTGCTCAGGCCATCGTCGCCATTCAAACAGGCATTGCCAACGCAGCGGCTATGCCGTGGCCTTTGAATCTGGGGGCTATGGCCAGCGTAGCAGCAGCCACCGCCAGCATCGTTTCAACCATAGCAGGCACCAACATCAGCGGCGGTCGGCAATACGGCGGTGTCGCCAACAGCGGCAATATGTACCGGGTCAACGAAAAGGGCGCGCCTGAAATGTTCACAGCGGCGAATGGCAAGCAATTCATTGTTCCCACTCAATCGGGCCGTGTGACGGCTGCTGACCAAATCGGCGGCGGGACGGCTGTAAGCATTGTTGTCAACAACACAGCATCAGGCGTGAGCGTCACCCCGAACTACGACGAACAAAGCCGCACTGTGACCATCGCAGTCAACGAAGTGGCGCAGCAAATCAGGGAAAACAGCGGCCCGGTGTGGTCGGCCATGCGCAGCGCTTCAAACGTTCAACCACGGGTTTAACTCCCTACCATCCACCCTATGGCTGAACCCTACCCACTAGCGCTAACGACAATCTCAAGCGCATCCAAAAGTCGCAGCCAGCCCGCAGCGTTTACGATGGCTGAGCCGCGCCGGGGGTATGGTTACGCACAGGCCATAGGCACCGATACGCCGGTGTTTTGGGATGTGGTTTTCAAGTTCACCCGTGCCGAGGCCATCCGCTTTCAAATCTGGTTCGTCAGGGTCATCAATCGCGGCATTGATGAATTCACGCTGCCCATCAAAACAGAGTTTGGGACGATCACCCACACCTGCCGATTCCTGCCCGATGGTCTGGGTGATTCGCAAGAAAACGGCCAGATGTGGAGCTACAGCGCAAAAATCATGGCCCGTGCGCAGATCATCCCGACTGGTTTCATTGACGCGGAGGACTTCATTCTGGAGCTTGAAGACTGGTCGGCATGGGCTGAGCTGCTGGATATGTCCATTGCGGTGCTGCCGTCATGACACCAAATGAATTTTGGGCCGCAAAAAGCCCGCTGCCGGAATATCACGCCATCACGTTTGACCACCCGGCATTCGATGCCCCGATTCGGCTGGTGGCCAACAAATTTGCAGCGGTCACGCTTGACGGCAACAGCTACACCCCGGCCCCCATGAGCATCAAGCCACCAGACCAGACGGGCGGCACCCAGGCAAAGTTAAGCATGACGTTTCCACGTGTGGTTGTCGGGAGGCAGTTCAAGCAGCAAATCAAACTCGTCGCAGGGTCACGGGAACCCATCACTGTTCTTTATGCCGTCTACCTTGACGACCTTAACAACCCGGCATTGTCGTGGAGCCTGTACGTGTCAGATGCCGGCGGCGTGACGTTTAGCCCGGATGCTGTGCAGGTCACGGCCACGGATGACAACCCGCTGAGGCGCAGGGCCGGGGTGATTTATGAACCGAGCGTGTTTACCGGACTGGAGAGCATCTAGCCATCCCTAGCATAGCGGCATGACGCAAACAGAATTCATCAATCGCGCCGTGGGGCTACCGTGGGTCAGGTGGCGCAGCGATTGGGCTGCGTGTGATTGTTTTGGATTGATCGTCCTCTATTTCCGCGAAGTTCTTGGCATTGACCTAGGACAAGTCCCACAAACAGACATTGCAAGCGGCTTTGCGTCCATGCCCGGTTGGTCAGAGTGCGGCCCTGATGCTGGTGCCACATGCTTTATGGCGTGGAGCGATGGCGCGCCCACTCATTGCGGCATTCTGCTTTCACCCAGCCAGGTTTTGCACAGCGAAGGCGACCGGAAAAACGGCGGCAGTGTCCGTGTCTCCCGCATTTCAGCCATGACTCGCATTTACGGCGACCTACATTTTTACAAGTACACATGCTGAAAATACTCAACGACCCGGCAGGAATCACGGGCGGGCAAGTCTATGACCTCGACTACAGCCTGACGATTCAGCAAAACATTGAAAAGCATTTGGCTTCAGGTGCCGATTGCGAGCTGTACATAAACGATGTTCTGGTTGACCCGCTGACCGACACACGAATGGCGCAACGTCCTACAGCGCTTGACTTTATAGAGGTCAAACGCAGGCCGCAGGGGTTTGATCCTATTAGCCTGTGGGTTATTGCGGCGGTTGCTATTGGTGCAGCCGTAGTGACTTATGCTCTGATGCCAAAAATCAATTTGGACTCAGGCGCATCGGCAGGCAA